TAAGTATGATGTTTCTAAATTCAAAAACATTACTACTGAACAAATACATAATAAATTAAATATTAACGTAAATAACAAAAAAATGACTGAAGAGTTAAAAAATTGGTTTAACAACAAAGTTGATGAGATTGTAAACTCTGTAAAAGGAGCTGACAACAAGTCAGAAGATGTTGTAACTGAGGTTAATGTTATGCTTTCAGATAATGAAGAAATATCAAACAAATTATCTTCTTTTGAAGCAAGTGTAACTGACTTAAATGGAAAAATTGTTTCTTTAGAAGAAGAATTAACTTCTACTAAAGGAGAAAATGAAACTCTTTCTACTGAAATAGAAAGACTAAATGCTTTATTAAACAAAGCAGATGCTAAAGGTACTGAAGTAATTACTGATGGTGATCCTGCTGTGGTTGAAAATAAAACTGTTGATGCTAATGCAGGGTTTTACAATGCAATGGCAGAAAGAGTTAGAGCAAAATTTAATAATTAATAATCAAAAAATAAATAAAAATGGCAAACGTAGCAAATAATAGTATAGCAGCAACTTATAGTGGTGCTAACTTAAACGAAATCTTTTATGAGCCAGTATTTAGAAGTGATGATTTAATGCGAAACTACAGAGTTATACCTAATGTGAAGCATAAAATGAACGTATACACTTCTGCTGCTCTAACAAAAATAGTACAACCATATACAGCTTGTTCAGCAACAAGTGGTTCTACGCAATTTAACATTGATGACAAAGTAATTACTGCAGGTAGATGTAGAGTAGCTTTAGAACAATGTACTGATGAGTTCTTTGGAACTTACATTGAGGAAATGTATAGAAGTGGTGTAGATGTAATGAATTTAGAAGGTACTCAATTAGCTGATGCAATTGTAAATCGTGCAGTTAAGGGTATTGGACAAGATGTAGTAAGATTAGCTTGGGGTGGTGATTCTGCTACTGCAAACTATACTGCATTTGATGGATGGATGAAGTTAATGGGTGCAGATGCAACTGTATTAGCAGCTAGAACTGAATACAATGGTACTGCAGCAGCTCCAACAGCAGCAGATGCAATTGGTCTACTTAGAAATATGTATGACACAGCTCCTGCAAACTTACAACAAGTTCCTGCATCTGATAAGAAGATGTTTGTAACTCCAAAAATCTTTAATGCTTACTTAGCAAACTTAGAAGGTTCTTCTGCAGATTTAGCTATTGTAAACACAGTAGATGGTTACACAAGAGTTAGTTTTAGAGGTGTACAGGTTGTACCAATGTATGAGTGGGACACAATTGTAGCTGATACTAACCCTACTATCTTTGAAAAAGGAGGTACTAACCATACTAATGGTGCTTGTTACTGTGCAGTAGAGAACTTAATATTAGGTTCTGATGTAACTGATCCAGAAGGTTCGTTTAAAGTATTCTATGATGATTTAGAAGAAAAAATGTTCTTTAGAGGTTACTTTAAGTTAGGTGTACAATTCTTGTACTCTTCACTTGTACAATGGGGAATCATTGAGTAATAACAATAATGTAATATAGAGAGAGTGTAAAAGCTCTCTCTAATTTACTTTTTAATAACTTTTAATAAATAATAATAATATGGCTATAGATACAGGTTTAGGTGTTACTTGTGCAGATTTACAAGCAACAGGTGGTATTAAGCAAATTCTTCTAAGATCATGGGCTCCTACAGATGCAGTAGTTTATGGTAATGCAGCAGGTGAGCATGACATTGACAGTATTCTTACTGGTTCTAGTGCAGCAGCTTGGTTTGTTTTTGAATTTAAAAACGAAACTCCTGCAATGACTATAAATGCAACTAAAGAAAATGGCTCAACAGCTTTTGAATGTGGTTTATCATTTATGTTACCAAAAATAGACAGTACAAAATTTGCAGAATTACAAGCATTATTAGATACTTGTATGATGGGGATTGCTATTGATACTAATGGTACAGCAATGGTTTTAGGTGTAAGTGAAAAATACGCAAACGAAGATGTTCCTTCAAAAAATCAAACATTCTTGAATTTAGCAAGTATGGAAGGTGGAACTGGAGCAGCTTATTCAGATGAGAATGGTATAACAGTTAGTTTAATGGCTAGACAGTTTGAGTTACCTAGAAAATATATAGGAACAATTACTGTTGATACATCAGCTCTAACTGCAACTACTGCAGCTTAATAATAATTAGATAAATAATAGGTAGAAACTGAGGTTTTGTAAATCCTATTAATATCTTTTTTTAATATGTGTGATTGCAACAAAAAAATTGTAGATTTATCACACTTAAAAATTTATACAATTATGGCAACATACAAAGCAAAATTATCTTCTGGCACAACTTACAAAGGAGATTTTAGTATTTCTTGGGCAAAAGCTACACAAGAAGAATTGGCTTATGCTTATGAAGAAGCAGGTTTAAGTAATTTAATAGAAAAAATAACAAAAACAAAAGATGAGTCAGAAAAAACAAGCAAGAAAAAGTCAAGTAAGAAAGCAGACTCAACAAAAGAGTAATACTTTTGAGTTTGGTGTTTTTGATTTAGCAGTACCACAAAGTGTAGAAGAACCACAAGATATATCAAGGGTACTTACTAAGTATATCCCTTTTGGTAACAACAATTTATTTCCACAATATTTAGCAGAGCTTAAACGTAAATCATCTACACATAGAAGTGTACTTGCACAAAAGACTGTATTTACAAGTGGTGCTAAGTTTGTTACAAGCAATCAAGAAATACAAGCATACATAAAAGATGTAAATGCTAACAAAGAAACTTTAAGACAAGTTTACAAGAAATTAGCTGATGACTATTACACTTTTGGAAATGCCTATGTAGAAGGTGTTTTATATGATGGTGGGGTAAACCTATACCATATAGATGCAACTACTGTTAGAATGGCTAAAAACAAGAAAGAAGTATATGTACACCCAGATTGGGCAAAGTACAATACTATGAAAGACAAAACACAGACTATACCTTTATATCCAAATGTAAAAGGTAAAAGATTTGTGATGCATTTTAAAGATTACGAACCAACATTTACTTACTATGGCTTACCTGACTATGTTGCTGCATTGGATCATATCGCAGTTGATTACGAAATCGGCAAGTGGAATCATACAAAATTCCAAAATGGTTTTCAGCCATCTGCAATCGTTGAAATCTCTGGTGATATGGGTGAAGAAGAAGCGAAAAAACTGGTTAAAGAAGCACAGAAAAAGTTTGTTGGAGAAGGAAACAATGGAAAAATAATGTTTATTGTAAAAAATGGAGATACTTCACCTGCGAATGTTTCTATTATAAAAGATGACCAAGATGGTAGTTGGTTAGATTTACAAAAGATTACTGACCAAAATATTATTACTGCACATAGATGGCAACCTGCACTTGCAGGTATTGTTAGTTCTGGTAAGATGAACAACACAGGTAGTGAGATTAGAATTGCTTATGATATGGCAATGACAACTGTAATTAAAGATACTTCTGATTTAATTTTAGATGGTATAAAAGACATACTAAACAAAGAGATGGGTTTCATCTCAGAAGAGTTATTAATACAATACGAGCCACCAGTATCATTTGCTACTCAGCTTGATCCTACTAAGATACTTACTATTAATGAGCAAAGAAAAATGTTAGATGAAGATTTCCCAATGCTAGAAGAGGGTAATATGTTCTTGACAGATAGAGAGCAAATTATTGTTACAAGAGATGATGACCAAGATGGTATTGGAGATAGTGAAAGCGAATTACAAGTAACTGAAGTAGAATCACAAAACGAAGAACAATAATATGGCAAACGTAAATCAATATATACCTTTAGTAAGTTCAGGAGAAGTTATCAGTAATAGCTTTACAAATGCTAATACAGACCCTGCTTTAATATCTAATAATACAATTCTGCTTACAGAATTAGCACATTTAAAACCTGCTTTAGGTAAAAAGTTTTACGAAGAGTTAAAAACTCAGCATAACAATGGTACACTAACTACTGCAAATCAAACTTTAATGGATGATTTTCTTACAAGATGTCTTTGTTGGTTTGTAAGATTTGAGGTTATTAATGAAGTACAAAGTAACAGTAGTAGTATGGGTATTGTACACAATGTAGATGAGTTTGCTACTATAGTAGACCCTTCAGAGTTAAATGCATATAAGCAAGACACATATAGAAAGTCTGAGATATATTTAAAGGATATGTTAGACTACATGGAAGATTCTGACCAGAATGGTTTATACCCTACATACGAATCAGACAGACCTGCAAGGGGTTATGCTTACAAGAATCATGGAATAATAATGTATGACAGTATGTACTCAAGACCAAGAAATTATACGAGTTGGAAAGATTTCTGTCCTTGTGATGACTGTTAAAATATAAAGATATGCCTTGTTACGAATGTGAAAATGGAATGTGGAGATTTGGAGAAACTGGTAACTGTCAGTATGATTCTAAAGAATCGTGTGAAACTGCCAACAAAGACTATTATGCAAAGACATACAATGACTATCCACAATCAGCAACTAACAATGCTAAGAGAGCAATAAAATATAAAGAAGAAAATGGTAGTTCTTGTGGTACACAGGTTGGGTGGACAAGAGCTAGACAATTAGCAAATAGAGAAAGTTTATCAAGAGATACTATAGCTCGTATGGCATCATTTAAAAGACATGAGCAACACGCAGATGTACCTTATGATGAAGGTTGTGGGGGATTAATGTACGATTGTTGGGGGGGTAAAAGTGGAATTAATTGGGCAATAAAAAAACTTGACCAAATAGACAAAGAAAAAAATAAATTAGATGATAGGTTTAAAGATTACTTAAATAAATATGGCTGCTAACGAACACAAAAATTTAACAGATGTAAACAGACATAACCCAAAAGGTTTTGAGTCTGCTTTTAACGATACTTTATGTAGTAAGTCTACTGGTACTGGTGCAGGTAATACAGATGGTAGTTTGGTATGGACAAAGAAAAACCTAATAAAAACTGATACTTTTAATATACAAGGTTATGCTGTATTAACTAATGCTAACTATCATTATGGTACACAGATTCCTGCCGACACAAGCTCATCTTTATACAGTTCTAATTATGGTTCTGGTACTATTGGTGCAAGTGCTTTAGACATTGGTGATTTTTTTAAAACAAAATCATTTGTAATGCATACTGCTTGTAATTTAAACAGAATATATTTATGGGCAAATGCTACTACAGGAGCAACAATAACAGTAGCTTTATGTAAGATGACATTTGTAGCAGGAAATACTGGTGCTATTGATCCAGTACTATTAAACGAATTAACAATAACAGGACAGTCAAGTAACGATAATTTACAAGTAACTAGAAACTTAACTCCAGAAACAACTTTAGCAGCAGGTGATGTATTATTTGCAATGGTAAAAGCATCAACAGCAGCAACAACATATTTCAAAGTAGGTATAGAAGTTGGGTATGACAATTAATAAACAAAATAAAATGAAAGATACAATTGAAGATACGATACAGGTGGGAATGGCAAATGCAGGAGCAATAGGAATATCGTTAGCATCGTTTAATGAAATACTAACAACAATATCTTTATTAATGGCAATAGGATTCTCAATTTATAAATTTACAAAAACAAAAAAATAATATGGCAAGTACAGTAACAGCAGCAAACTTAACAGTAACTATAGTAGAATCATACACTTTGAATGGTGTGGCATATGGTAATACTGTAGAGAAAACATTTACATCTAAAGGACAAGTAGATCAAAGAATAATGAATGTAGCTACTACAGAAAAGACTTTGTTTAATTGGGGTGCAGCAGATGATGCAGGTACAGGGGTTGCTGCAGATTATGCTTACTTTAGAGTTACTAACTTAGATGATACTAACTTTATTACACTAAGAGTTTACAATGGTGCAGATAGTTTTTGGTATAAACTTGCAGCAGGTGAGAGCATGATGTTAATGAATAATGAGATGGATGCTATTACTGGTACTACATTTGGTGCTTTAGCAGATATTACTTTAGTTGCAGCAAAATCAGATACAGCAGCTTGTGATGTAGAATTTATTGCAGTAACAGCATAGTATGGCTAAAATAGTTTTTACTTTTAGAAAGACTAAGAATAAGAAACGTAAAGGAGTACATTCTAAAAATTCTAGTAAAAGTCAGAATGGTTATAAAAAGCCAAAAAGAGGTCAAGGTAAATAATGACATTTAGCTACTTTAAAAAAAGTGAGTTTACTTGTAAGTGTGGTTGTAAGACTAACATGATGGACTTAGATTTTATAGAAGATTTAGATAGAGCTAGGTCTTTTAGTAATATTAAATATAAAATAACATCAGGGTACAGGTGTCCAAATCACCCCCTGTCAATAAAAAATCCTTCCAGTTCACATATAAAAGGAATTGCTTGTGATATAGAATGTAAAGATAGTTATCAAAGAGCATTGATTGTAAGTGGACTAGCAGAAGCAGGATTTGTAAGAATTGGTTTGAGTAAAGAAGGTGGATTCATTCATGTAGATTCAGATCAAGATAAGGTTCAGCCAGTTATCTGGTTGTATTAATTAATAATTAAAATAAATAAATTATGGAAATGTTAAAAAAAATGTTTGACTCAAAAAAGTTTTGGTATGCAGTATCTGCAGTATTATGTCCGTTTGCAGCAGCAAAGCTAGGTCTATCAGAAGCAGAAGTAGAGAAAGTTTACTATGCGATACTTACTTTAATTCTAGGTCAGGGAATTGCTGACATTAAGAAATAATGAGTAAAATAGTAGATATGATTACTGGTAGCTTGGTTAAACAAGCTATAAGTCCAATTACTGAAATTGTTAAGTCAGTTTTAGAATTGTTTAAAGACACTAAGGGTAAGTATTCTTCTAAGAGAACAATAAGTGGGGTGTTAGTTATAGCTGCTAGTGCAGATATATCGTTAAATGGCATCACATATATGAATTTGGGTTTAAGTTTTTTAGCAGTCTTACCATTACTGTTTTCAGTATTTGAAAAAAATTGTGAAAAGTGTAATTGTAATCTAAAAAAATAGTTACATTTGTGCTTCTATCAACCTTTCTGGTTGGATAATTGTTTTTAGTTTCAAGAGTGGGGTGTTAATAACATCCCATTTTTGTTTTAGAAGCACCTAATAATTTGCTTACATTTAGCAAAACTAAAAATCAAAAACATGACAAAATTAAAAGGTAAAAGATTAAGACTTTCTGCTGAAGAAGTAGAATTAATAAATGAATCTAGGGGTATAGATGTAGAAAACATCAATGGCAATACAGCTTTAGAGCTACATTTAAAAGAACGAGGTATAAACAAAGAAGATGTTGTTAGTGTCAAGCATTGGCAAAACATGGGTGGAGAACTGAGATTCTCTATAGTTACAAAACAAGAGTATGGTTTAGATGAAGAGCAAATATTAGATAAGATAAAAAGTCTTATAGAAGATTACTCACCTACATACAAAAAAATAGATAGAGATTTTGAAAACGATCACCTACTTGTTATTAATCCTGCCGACATACATATTGGTAAATATGCTAAAGAATTAGAAACAGGCAATGGATATGACTGTGAAACTGCTGTAGATAGGGTTTTAGAGGGCATACAAGGACTTTTAGAGAAGTCTGCAGGTTTTGGTATAGAAAAGGTATTATTTTGCATAGGAAACGATATTTTACATATTGATAATGTATACAACCAAACTACTGCAGGTACAAGACAAGATGTAGATGGTAAATGGTGGGAGCATTTTGAAGTTGCTCTAATGTTATATGTAAAATGTATAGAGATGCTAAGACATATTGCACCAGTAGATGTGTTGCATAGTATGAGTAATCACGATTATCAGTCAGGCTTTCACTTAGCTCATGCTTTAAAGAGTTGGTTTAGAAAAGATGATGATGTAAATTTTGATATTAGTGTAGCACATAGAAAATACTACCAGTATGGTAGTAATCTAATTGGTTTAGAGCATGGTGATGGTGCTAAGATGGTTAATCTACCTTTGCTCATGGCACAAGAAAGACCTAAGATGTGGGCAGAAACTAAGTATAGGTATTTTTACTTACATCATTTGCATCACAAAGTAAAACACAAGTGGTTAGATGCTAAAGATTATGTTGGTGTT